CAGCGCATCGACCCGCTGCTGGAGGAAACACCGGCGCTGCGGGAGCGGGTTGCCCCGGCGCGGGCTCGCGACAGCGGCAACACCATGCTGTCGAAGGAATTCCCCGGCGGCATCCTGGTTCTGACGGGCGCGAATAGTGCGGTCGGGCTGCGCTCGATGACGGCGCGGTTCCTGTTTCTCGACGAGGTGGACGCCTATCCCGGCGACGTCGCCGACGAGGGTGATCCGATCGCGCTCGCCGAGGCCCGCGCCCGCACCTTCGGCTGGCGCCGCAAGGCGTTCCTGGTCTCGACGCCGACCATCGCCGGCCGCAGCCGCATCGAGCGGGAGTATCTGGCCAGCGACCAGCGGCGGTTCTTCGTGCCGTGCCCCGAATGCGGGGAGATGCAGTGGCTGCGCTTCGAGCGGCTGCTCTGGGACAAGGGTGCGCCCGAGACGGCGCGGTATCATTGCACGGCCTGCGACCACCCGATGCAGGAGCACGACAAGACCGCCCTGCTCGGCGGCGGCGAATGGCGCGCGACGGCCGAGGGCCAGGATCCGCACACGATCGGCTTCCACATCTCGGCGCTCTACTCGCCGGTGGGCTGGCTGTCCTGGGCGCAGATCGCCCGCGATTGGGAAGCCGCCCAGGGCAAGCCCGAGGACATCAAGACCTTCAAGAATACGGTTCTGGGCGAGACTTGGCAGGAGCAGGGCGAGGCGCCGGACTGGGAGCGCCTGGTCGAGCGCCGCGAGGATTTTGCGATGGGCGTGGCGCCTGCGGGCGCGCTGGTGCTGACCGCCGGCGTCGACGTGCAGGATGATCGCCTGGAATGCGACGTCTGGGGCTGGGCCGAGGGCTTTTCCTCCTGGCTGGTGGACCATGTGGTGATCCAGGGCAGCCCGCGGGACCGCGAGCCCTGGGACGATCTGGCGAAGCTGCTGGCGCGCGACTGGCCGCGGCGCGGCGGCGGCGCCATGCGCATCGCCCGGCTCTGCGTCGATACCGGCGGCCGCGACACCGCGGCCGTCTATGGACACCTGCGCCGCCTGCGGGATCCGCGGATCGCGCCCACCAAGGGCATCGATGGCTGGAACCGGGCACAGCCCGTGCAAGGCCCGACGCCGGTGGACGCGCTGGTCGATGGCCGCAAGCTGCGGCGTGGCTTGAAGCTCTGGACCGTCTCGGTATCGACCTGGAAGGCCGATCTCTATCGCCGGCTGTGGCTCGGCCGCGGCGACGCGGAGGAGTTCCCGCCCGGCTGGGTGCACCTGCCGCAGGGCATCGAGGCCGAGTGGGTGAAGCAGCTGGTTGCGGAGCAGCTGCGCACCACCAAGGATCGCCGCGGCTTCGCGCGGCAGGAATGGGCGAAGCTCAGGGAACGGAACGAAGCGCTGGACTGCGCCGTGCTCGCGCGCGCCGCCCTGTGGCTGCTCGGTGCCGACCGCTACGGCGAGCGCTTCTGGCAGCAGCTGCGGAACCAGATCGCCGATGCCCCGCTGCGGCCGAGCGAGCTTCCCGCCGCCCGGAATGTCGCTCCGCCGTCGCCGCCGCAGGCCGAACTGGCGACGCCCGCAACACCACCCGACGCCCATCGCCCGCGTGGTTGGCTCGCCCCGCGCCAGGGCTGGCTGCGCTGAACCTGGAGATCCGCATGACCGCGATCGTGCCCGTGCGCACCAGCATCGCCGCCGGCCAGGCGCTGAGCGGACCCGTCGCCAGCGTCGGCTACGGCGTCTGCCTGCTGCTGCTGCCGGCCGCCTGGACCGACGCGCCGCTCACCCTGCAGGGCTCGCTCGATGAAGGCGAGCCCACGGCCTGGGCCGATCTCCACGACCACCTCGGCAATGAGGTGGTGCTGACGGCTGCTGCCGGCCGGGCGCTCACCCTGCCGCCGACGCTGCTGCTCGGCTGGCGCTGGCTGCGCCTGCGCTCCGGCCTTGCCGCCGCGCCGGTGAACCAGGCGGCGGAGCGCCTGCTCACCCTCGGCATCCGGCCGCTCGCATGACCGCGCTGTTCCAGCACTACCTGCCGCCGGCGCCGGCGATGCTGCCCTACGTCTCGGGGCGCTTCTACGCCTCGCAGCATGCGCGCGCGGTCGGCGGCGCCGTCGCGATGACGGCGAACCGGCTGTACTGCGTCCCCTACGTGCTGGCCCGGCCCGGGCTTTTCTCGGCCATGGCGGTGAGCGTGACGACCGGCGCGGCCGGCCTCCTGCGCATGGCGCTGGCCGCCGACAATGGCGCCGGCCGGCCGGGGACGGTGATCGAGGAGCCGGTGGCGGACGCCGACACCACCTCGACCGGCAGTGCGATCTGCCCCTTCGCGCAGCCGCGCTGGATCCCGGCTGGGGTCTGGTGGCTGCTGTTCTGCTTTTCCGGCACGCCCTCGGTGCGTGGCACCAGCACGCAGGCGTTCAGCGGCGGGAACACGCTGCTGCTCGGCTCGGCCGCGGCGGATGGCGGCGCCGGTGGCGGCACCACCGGCAGTGAGAACGGCTTCTTCGCGGCGCTGACCCATCAGGCCGGCGTGCCGATCATGCCCAGCCCGCCGAACGGGCTGTCCTATCTCGTCAACGCGGCGACGCCGCTGCCGACGCTCAGGGCCGCGTGATGGATCCGACTGTTCTCGCCTGGGCGCTGGCGCAGCCCGCCGGCAGCCGCGCGGCGACGCTGGCCGCGACCTATACCGGCGGTACCACGCGCGTGACCTTCGACGGCCGCACAGTCGAATACCGCTCGCTGGACGAACTCGGCCGCGCGCTGGCGGTGCTGCACGCGGCGGAGAACAGCGCCGCGCGTCGCCCCAGCGTCACCTTCGCCAGCTTCTCACGCGCAGTAAGCAGGTGATGGGCCGTCTCCGTGATGCATGGAATGTCCTGCGCGGCTATGCCGCGGCGCAGGACCATCGGGCCTCCGCCTGGGCGCCCTCCGGCGGCAGCGCCAATGCCGAGGTCGGCATGGCCGCGGCGACGGTCGCCCGCCGCGCCCGCGATGCCGTCCGCAACGATCCCTATGCAAGCCGTATCGTCGACCTGTGGACCGGAAACGCCGTCGGCGCCGGCATCACCACCCGCTGGCCCGACGACGCCCACGGCCGCGCCTGGCAGCGTTGGGCGGAGAGCACCGCCTGTGATGCCGAGGGGCGGCTCGATCTGTACGGTCTGCAGGCGCTGGTCATGCGGGCGGTGGTCGAAAGCGGCGAGTGCTTCGTGCGCTTCTTGATGGTGCCGCCATCGCCTGCCAATCCGATCGCCTTGCGGCTGCAGGTGCTGGAGGCGGACCACCTCGACGCCGCGCGCAACGGCATGGTGGAGGGCGCCCCGACCATCCAGGGCATCGCGCTCGGCGAGGCCGGTGCGCCGATCGGCTACTGGCTGCATCGCGTCCACCCCGGCGCGGCGTGGATCCTACTGGGGGCGACCTGGCAGAGCAGCCAGCGCATCCCGGCCTCCGAGGTGCTGCACGTCTATCGCAAGCGCCGGCCCGGCCAGCTGCGCGACGTCTCGTGGCTCGCGCCAGTGCTGCTGCGGCTGCGCGATCTCGGCGACTACGAGGCCGCGCTGCTCATGAAGGCGAAGATCGAGGCTTGCCTCGCCGCGGTGGTGACGGAGGAGGGCGACGAGGCCCTGACCGGCGCCGCCGCCGGCCTGCTGCGGGATGCGCAGGGTCGGACGGTCGAGAGCTTTGAGCCGGGGATGATCCTGTATCGCCGCGGCATGGGCTCGGTTGAGGTGGTGAACCCCTCGGGCGGAGGCAGCCATGCCGCCTTTGCTCGCCGCGCGCTGGAGGCTGCTGCCGTCGGCGCTGGGCTGACCTACGACCAGGTCTCTGGCGACCTGACCCAGGCGAACTACTCCAGCCTCCGGGCCGGTAAGATCGAGTTCCGCCGCCTCTGCGAGCAGGTCCAGTACGGGATGCTGATCCCCATGCTGGTGCGACCGATCGCCGAGCGCTTCCATCAGCAGGGAGCGCTGCTCGGGCTGTGGGCGGCGGAGATGCCGGACGGCGTCAGCCACGTCCCGCCGGCGCACGAGATGATCGACCCGCTCAAGGACACCACCGCCCTGATCGCGCAGGTCCGTGCCGGCTTCGTGCCGCAGCCCGAGGCCGCGGGCGCCTTCGGTTACGACTTCCGCACCGCAGTGGAGATGATCCGTGAGGCCAATGCCCTGCTCGATGAAGCGGGCATCTCGCTCGACACCGATCCGCGCCGCGTCGCGAAGTCTGGCGCGGCGCAGGACGCCGCGCAGATGGCTGCCGTCGAGATCGCGGCGACCGGCGCCGCCACCACGCTCAATGAGGAGCGGTCCTCGCAGGGTTAATGGTGTGGTGTCGCGACTCCCGATAGGCGTGCTGGTGCTATTCTACCGGATCGGATCCAGGAATGGCGTGTCTGGTTCCGCCACATAGAAGATTACAACCTTCGTCGGCTCGGTGGCGCTTCGGTTGTAGCCAGTCATGCGGACATTCGGCGGTTCCACCATGGATTGGCCGGCCCGAACCGTAATCGCCTCGCGCCCCTCCATCTCGAGAGTGAAGACCCCCTCCAGGATGTAGACCGTCACTGGAAAGCGGTGCGTATGGAAGACCGTGCTCTGGCCGGGGTTGATGGTCGCCGTCATCACGCTGACCTGCTGGCGCTCGCCGCGCGGCATTCCCTGGACTGTCTCCTGCAGCAGAAGATTGGGCCGCGCAGGCGGCTGCTGCGCCAGCGCCGGATAACAGGCGATCAGGGTTGCGACGGTGCAGGTCAGGCCGGTTCGGTGCTGCATCTTGCTCACTCCTAGCCGAAGGCCAGAACGCTAGCACGCGCGTCCAACCGTCTGCATCGGAATCGGTGCGCACCAGCGAACGCTGACATCCCCCGGCAATTCGGTGGGTCGGGGTCACAGGGCCGCTCAGACGAGGATTACAGCATGACGACCTTGGCCGACCCGAGCGGCAGCGATGCCGCGCCGGAACACGCCGCTATGCTCGATCAAACGCCCACCGCTGTGCAGTCGCTCGTGGCGCAGCGCGCCATCACCGCGCCTGCCACCGTCGATCGCGCTTCGCGCACCGTCGAGGTGGTGTGGTCGACCGGCGCCCGCGCCCGCAACTTCGTCCCCGCCCTCGGCCGGATCACCGAGGAGCTGGAGATGTCGCCGAACGCGGTGCGGATGGAGGCGCTGCGCTCCGGCCAGGCCCCGGTGCTCGACACCCATCGCCGCGGCGGCGCGCGCGACGTGCTCGGTCGCGTCACCGCCGCCCGCCTCGAGCGCGGGCGCGGCTATGCCACGCTGCAGTTCAGCTCCGCCGCCGACGTCGAGCCGGTCTGGCAGCGCATCGCCGAAGGCACGCTACGGGCAGTGAGCGTCGGCTATCGCGTGCACCGCTACGAGCCGCGGCCCGACGCCGCCACCGGCGAGACCGTCCACCGCGCGGTGGATTGGGAGCCCTTCGAGATCTCCGTCGTGCCGGTTCCCGTGGACCGCGATGCGGCGGTGCGTGGTGAGGCGCCGCAGGGCCCGCCCGCCATCGCGATCGAGCCCGCCCTGCCTGACGAGGATCCACCCATGCCCGAGACGACGCCGGCCCCGCAGGCCGAGCCGGCCGCCCCGCCGGCGCCGCCGACCCATCCGCCCCAGGAGACGCCCGTGACCACCACGCCCAGCCCCGCGCCCAGTGCCCCGGCGCCGGAGCCGACCCGCGCCGCACCGGACCTCGACGCGGTCCGCGCCGAGGCGCAGCGCGCCGAACGCGAGCGCATCGCCGGCATCGACGCCGCGGTCGATGCGGCCCGCGCCCTGCTGCCGGCGGACCGCATCACCCCGGTTCGTTCGGAGGCCATCGCCGAGGGCTGGACCGGCGACCAGGCCCGTCGCGCCCTGTTCGACGCCCTGGTGGCGCAGGGCCCGCGTCCCTCCATCCCCGCCCGCCCCGAGACCGGCCCCGGCCACGACGACCCGGCGCAGATCCTCGACGCCATGGCTGAGGCGCTCGCGGCCCGCGCCATGCCCGGCTACCAGCCGCAGGTGGCGGGACGGCACGTCGAGTTCATGGGCTGGCGTCCCTCCGACATGATCGGCGAACTGCTGCGCGCCCGCGGCGAACGCAGCGTGCCGCGCAACCCGACGCTCCTGGCCGAGCGCGCCTTCCACACCACCTCCGACTTCCCGCTGCTGCTGGCCGCCGCGGCCAACAAGATGCTGCTCGCCGCCTACCAGCCGGCGCAGCCGACCTACCGGCAGATCTTCCTCCGCCGCGACTTCCGCGACTTCAAGCCTCACCGGCACCTGCGCATCGGCGACTTCCCGACCCTGCTGCCGCTCGCCGAGAACGGCGAGATCCAGGTCGGCACCATGTCCGAGAGCCAGGAGATCGTCCTGCTGCAGACCTTCGCGCGGCGCATCCGCGTCACGCGGCCGATGCTGGTGAACGACGATCTGGGCGCCTTCACCGACTTCGCCGCGGCGATCGGCCGCCGCGTCGCCGAGTTCGAGAACGCCACCGCCTACAACCTGTTGAATAGCGCCAATGGCGATGGTCCGACGCTGACCACCGGCAGCGCGCCCGTGTTCGCCACCGGTGCGGCGCGGGCGAACAAGGCTGGCACCGGCACGGTGCTCGACACCTCGACCATCGGTGCCGGCCGCACCGCCATCATGAAGCAGCGCACGCTGGACGGGCTGCCCATCTCGATGGGCCAGACCATGCGGCTGCTGGTCGGTCCGAACCTCGAACTCGCCGCGCGCCAGGCGACCGTGGTCGTGCAGGCAGCCGAGATCGGCAAGGCGAACGTCTTTGCCGGCTTCGTGCAGCCAATCATCGAGCCGCTGATTGCGGCGAACCGCTGGTACCTGTTCTCCGACCCAGTCACCGCACCCGTCTATGTCTACGGCTACCTCAACGGCGCCGAGGGGCCGCAGGTCACGACCGGGCCCGTCCAGGGCGCGGACGGCGTCGAGGTCTCGGTGATCTTCGACTTCGGCGTCGGCGCCATCGACTGGCGCGGCGCCTGGTTCAACCCGGGCACCTGATCCGTCTCACCACCGAAGCAGCTTCGTCGAGGGCGCCCTGTCGGGCGCCTTCGGCGTTTCAGGAGACCCTCCCATGCGCAACTGCATCCGTCCCGACGCGCGCTCCATCCCGATAGTGGCGCCCTACGCCGGGGGCATCCTCTCCGGCCAGGGCATGCTGGTCGGCGCCTTCTTCGGGGTGGCGGCGTCCGACGCCGCGCAGAACGCCAGCGTCGAGTGCGAGACCCGTGGTGAGTTCGAGCTCACCAAGGAGCCCGCGCTCGCCATCAGCCAGGGGGCGCGGGTGTTCTGGGACAACACCAACCGCCGCATCACCACCTCTGCCACGGGCAACTACCAGGTCGGGCTCTGCACCGTGGCCGCACTCGCGGCCGATGCCTCGGTGCGGGTGATGCTGATCCGTGTTCCTGCGAGCGGCGCATGAGCCGCATCGATCCCAAGGCCACGCGGGGCTATCGCAACCGCAATCCCGGCAACATCGAGTATGTCCCGGCCAACAAATGGCAAGGGCTCGCCGATCCGCTCTCGGACGGGCGCTTCTGCCGGTTCGTGAGCCACGAGCATGGCATCCGCGCCCTGGCCGCCCTGCTCACCACATACCAGGATCGTCACGGCCTGCGGACGGTGCGCGGCATCATCGACCGCTGGGCGCCGCCTGGCGAGAACGACACCGGCGCCTATGTCGCCGTTGTGGCACGGCGCATGGGTGTGGCCGCCGACGATCCGGTCGACCTGCACCGGCATGAGCAGCTCCGCCCTATGGTCGAGGCCATCATCGCCCATGAATGCGCCGGGCTGGCCTATCCGCCCGCCGTCATCGATCGCGCCATGACCATGGCCGGCGTGCCGCCGCCTGCACCGGCGACGCTGCGGCAGGTCGCCACCACCACCGGCACAGGCCGCGGCGCGGTGGCAGTCGGCGCGGCCGGCGTGGCGACCGTTGCGGCTCAGGCGGCACCGGCGATCCAGGCGCTCGGCGGCTTAGCGCCGATGGTCGCCATCGCGGTGATCCTCGCCGCCATCTTCGGCGTCCTGCTGTGGCGCCTGCGGCGGCCGGCATGACGGCGCTGCTCGCTGCCCTCTGCTCCCGCATCGGTGGCTGGGTCGCGGCTGTCCTGGCGGGCGCCATCGCGGTGATGGCACTGCTGGCCATGGGCCGGCGGCAGGGCCGCGCGGATGTCGAACGCGAGACGGCGCAGGACAGCCTCGAGGCCAGGGAGAGAGCCGATGCGGCATCTGCCGAGTATCGCGCTGATGGCGCTGCTGGGCGCCTGCGCTCCGGCCGGTTCTGAACCGGCCTGCCTGGCGCTGGTGCCGTATTCCCGTGTCGTGCAGGTGCAGGCAGCGGAGGAGCTGGTGGCGCTGCCCGCCAACTCCGTGCTGGCGCGCATGATCGACGACTATGGCGACCTGCGCGCCCGCATCCGTGGAGCCTGCGGGCGATGAGCGCCTTCGCCGCAGCGATGGCGGCCCTGGTCGCCGATCCGAATCTGGGCGCCGAGGCGGTCTATCGGCGGGGCGGCACCGGCCCTGCTGTTGCGGTCCGCGTCGTGCGGTCCTCGCCAGACCGCGTGGCTGATGGCTTCGGCACCGAGATCCTCTCGGCCAGCGACATCCTCGCCGTCGCCATCGCGACGCTGCCCGATCTCGCCGCCGGCGACAGCTTCGCCCTCGGCCCCGACCTGCTCACCGTCACCCATGCCGAGCGCGACGCCTCCGGCACCGCCTGGCGCGTGCTTTGCCAGCGATAGGAGCCCCACCCCATGCCGCAGAACGCTCTCACCCTGCTGGAGATCCTGCGCGACCTGCTGCTGGGCGCCGCGGCTGGTCTCGCCGGCGGCTTCGTGCGGTGGAACAACCCCGAGCGTCGGCGCTTCGGCTGGTGCCTCGCTTGGGAGGTGCCGTCCGCCGCCCTGGTCGGCAGTGCCGGCTATGCCCTCGGCGGCTTTCTCGAGTTCAACGAGTACGGCCGGTTCCTATTCGCCTTCGTGTTCGGCTACCTCGGCCAGGCGGCGCTGCATGATCTCGCGGTCGCCATCATCCGCCATCGCACCGGCCTGCCGCCCGGCGGCGGCACGCCGTGAGGCTCGCCGCCCGTATCGTCGGCGACCTGCGCCAGGTGCTCGCCGCCGAGGTGCGCGCCGGCGAGCGCGCGGCCATGACGGCGATCCGCGCCGAGACCGATCAGGTTAAGTCCGAGTTGCGGCGGCAGGTCACCAGCAGCTTCGGCGGCAATGCACGGGGGATCGCCAATGCCTGGCGGTCGCAGGTGTTTCCCCGCGCGGGGCAGTCGCTGCGTCCCGCCGGCTTGGTCTGGACCAAGGTGCCGAACGTGATCGACGCCTTCGAGCGCGGTGCGCTGATCCGCGCCAAGGGCGGCCGAAAGTTCCTCGCGATCCCAACCGGCTTCAATGCGGCGCGGGGCCGCCGCGGCCGCGGTGAGAAGGGGATGCGGGTCACGCCGGCGCAGATGGTCGCCTCCGGGCAGGGCTTCCTGCGGCCGTTCCAGTCGGGGCGCGGCTTCGTCTGGTGCCTGCCGCTCCGCCAGGGCGAGCCGGCCGGTCGACGTCGCCGCACCCGGCTGGTCGCCGGCGGCCTCGCTGAGGTCGGCACCGGCAACCGCAAGGGCCGCGAAGCCTGGGCGCGCGGCATGCTCGCCCGCGGCATGGTGCCGATGTTCCTGCTCCTGCCGCAGGTGAAGCTCGCCAAGCGGCTGGACGTGAAGGGCGCCGCCGAACGCGGCCTGCGTCGTCTGCCCGGGCGGTTTGTCGCGGCGTGGGAGCGCGAGAGTGGGAGGGCGGCGCCATGAGCATGCGCGAGGCCGCGATCGCGGCGCTGCACAGCCGGCTCGCCACAGCCTTGGCCGGCAGAAGTCCGGCGCCGCTGGTGCTGCGCGGCGAGACCGTGCCGCAGCGCCTGCCACCGGGCGGGCTGGTCGTCATCCGCGATGGCGAGACCGTGGAGGAGACGGCGATCCTCTCGCCGCTAGCTTGGGCGATCGAGCATCGCGCCGAGGTCGAGGTGACCGTCGGCGGCGTGACGCCGGCGGCGCGCACCGCGCTGCTTGACGCGTTGTTGGTGGACATCGCCTCAGCGACCACCGCTGACCGCACCCTCGGCGGTGCGGTGGAATGGGCGCAGCCCGGTGCGCCCGACTTCGAGGATGTCGAGTTCGAGGGCGCCGCGGCCGCCCGTGCCGCCTCCGTCCCCGTCGCCCTGTTCTTCACCGTCGCCGGCTCGCCGCTGGCCTGACGCTTCTCCCTCCCGCTGATCCCGGAGATCTCCGATGCCCCGTGCCATCGGCGCCAATTGCCGTCTGCTCATGATCCCGGAGGCCACCTACGGCACCGCGCCCGCGGGCGACTGGCTGCGCATGCCGTTCCTCTCCTGCGACCTCGGCGCCGAGCAGCCGCTGCTCGATGCCGACGTCATTGGCGTCGGCAGCAGCCGCGATCCGGCGGCACCCTTCCTCGACACCGTCACCGTGCAGGGCCTGGCGGTGGGGCCGGTGGACCTGGTCAACATCCGCCTCTGGCTGCGCCTGCTGCTCGGCGCGCCGAGCACCACCGGCACCAGCCCCAACTTCATCCACAGCTTCGCCTCGGGCGCCGCCGCGCTGCCATCGAACAGCATCGAGATCGGCTACCCGGACGTGCCGAGCTACGATCTTTGCACCGGCGTGCGCGCCGATACGTTGGAGATCGACTTCTCGCCGACCGGTCCCGCCACCGCGACCTTCGGGCTGATGGGGCAGGGTTCCACACGTGGCGCGAGCAGCAGTGGTGGCACGCCGACCAGCGCCACCTACACCGCCTTCAACAAGGCGCAGGGCGCGATCAGCCGCAACGGTGCCGCGCTCGCGCAGGTGACGGGGGCGCGACTCACCTACGCCAACGGCATGGAGATGGTCCGCACCATCCGCGCCGACCGGAAGGTGGAGGGCGTGGATCCCGGCGTCGCCCGCGCCACCGGCCAGATTACCGCGCGCTTCGCGGACACCACGCTGCTGACGCAGGCGCAGAACAACGCCGCCGCGGAGTTCGCCTTCAGCTACACGATCGACGCGAACCGCAGCCTGACCTTCACGCTGCACGAGGTCTACCTGGCGCTGGCCAAGACGCCGGTCGAAGGCCCGGGTGGCGTCGAGGCGAGCTTCGAGTTCCGCGCGGCCTTCAACGCCACCGCCACCCGCATGATGACCGCGGTGCTGAAGAACCAGCTGGCGGGGACGGAATATACGTAAGCCGCGGTCCCGTCTGCGAAGGCTGGATTGCGTCGGTTCCCGAGCTCACGCCGGAGATGGACTTGCGCTCCCGAGGACGCCGCGGTCGATGCCCGGGCCACCGTGCAGAACCTCGCTGGCTATTCTGTCGAGGTCATTCCAGTATGTGTGACAATGCCCTCTCGCCCCGACAACGTGTCGCTCCTTGTCGAGCACATTATCAGCAAGATGCACGGGGCCCTTTTTCACGTGACCGATGAGAGGAACTTGGCATCAATTGCGAAGCACGGCTTGCTCTCAAAACAGGAGGCGGAGACCAGAGGGGTGACGCCAGTGTACCCCGGAGGCGACGGGCTCACCTGGTCACTCGATCGCCAGCACGGGCTATGGAACGACGTGTTCCTTGCCTTCCACACGTCCGTGGTGATGCCGAAGCAACCGGACGAGCGCTGGCGACGACCGCGCGTGCTCAGTGTCGATCCGCAGGTTCTGCACCTTCGCGGCGCCAAGGTCGCCCTCGGTCGCGCGAACCACTATCGCACCAAGACCTACTCTGTCGCGCGAGCGGTCGATCGCATGGATCACGAGGCGTTCCTGGGAGAGTTGGACCGGGATGACATCTTCGTTCGGCACCGGATACATCGCGCCTCCAACTATGAAGTCCTGGTTCCGACCGTGGTACCGGCAGCCTACATCCTGGATTTCCAATAACCCAAACCGCTGTCTCTGGATGCGTACGCCATCCGGAACAAAACGCCCGCCGAGTTCGCCTTCAGCTGCACGATCAATGCGAACCGCAGCCTCACCTCCACGCTGTACGAGGTCTACCTGACGCATCGCCAAGACGCCGGTCGAAGGACCCGATGGCGTTGAGGCGAGCTTCAAGCGCCGCGCCGCCTACAACGCCACGGCGACGTGAATGATCACCGCGGTGCTGAGAAACCAGCAGGCGGGGACGGAGTACGCCTGACGTCGACCCGCGCCGCAAGGGCGGCTCTGGTGAGGAAGCTGAGGTAGCTGGCTCTGCGAGAGGGCACCCGACTTACAATGCAAAGCTGCCACCGATTGTGTCGGCAGCAGGTCTGTGAGAGGTGGTCAGGCCAAGCGGATATCCTTGGCCCATCGCTCTCCGTAGGGAGCGGGGAGGATTGCCGGATGTGGTACTAGCGAGCATCGAACCCCGCTGCCCGCTCGCTCAATCGCGCTGGCACCTATGCCAACCCAAAACAGTGCGAGGTTGCGGTCCGCCGTGCAGAGCTGCGGCTCGATCTCCGGCTGAAAGGCGAAGCAGTGGAGGAGCAACTCGAGTGCCTGCAGATCACTCAGCGCATTGTAGGCATCGCCGTCGTCGTACCTGGCGTGCAATTTGAGCAGCTTCTTCGCTGCGCACTCGCCGACAGGGTGAACGAGGGCGCTGAGCAGCGCCAGCACCAGCAGTGAGGTGCGCGGCACCTGGTGAGTGTCTGCCTCGTTCAGGACCGTCCACCAACGGGCGTCGATCTCTTGTCGCGGCGCAGGTGAGCATAGTCGTGGCGCTAATCGCCGCAGCAAAGCCTGCTTGCGTACGAATCCGGGCTGCATGTCATCGATGAGACCAAGGAGACCCCTATTCGTGCTCGGCCCGACCATTAGCGTGGCTTGAGGCAGCGCCCGGCCAAGCTTCGTCACCGCCTCATTGAGCTGGGTCCGCGCTACCTCTGCGGTCGGGATTTCGCGCCTATTACCTTCGAGCGCCGCGACGAGCGGGCTGATGCGCACATTTTGATTCTCGAATAGGTCTAGGAAATCCGGCTCGCGCCTCACTGGTCTGCCGGCTTCGAACCGACCGACGATGTCTGAGATGATGTTCCGATCGGGCAGGATAACAGCATTGGCACGCGTCGCCGCGAGCGCCGAAGGCAGCCAACCACCACGCACGAGACCTATTGCCCGCGCAGTGAACGGACTCTCGAGAGTGGTGCTGATGCGCACATACTTCGTGACGTCGACATCCTTGATGTCGGTCTCAACGATGCGGCCATTGTAGATCTCGAGCGGAATCGTCATCGCTTGGTGCAGCTTGGCCGAGGCAAGCTCCTCGTAGCCGAGCGGCTTGATATCGAACTCGGTGAAGGCAATCGTTCGGGGAGCACCGCCCTCCGGATGCTCGAGCTCCTTGATTTTGAGGATGCTCCCCCCCGGGCGGGGCGGCTCGAGCTCGGGAGGAGGCGATTTTTCCATGCCTTTACCTATAGATGAGGCAAGTCTCCGGTCGAAGGGCTCAGCTTCGGGCATCGACGATCGCGTTGAGCGTCACGGGCTCCCAGTTCGGAGCCGGCACTGGTACGGCCGGAAAGCTCCGCATTCGGTCGTTGGACCCGGTTGCTGCACCCCCCCGAAATGCTCGTCCCACCGCTGAGTGGGTTGTCGATAACGCTTCAATCTCGGAGTGACGCATGCTCACCCTCGACCTCCTCGCCGAGCCGTACTGGCTCGACCTGCCGCGCGGCGTCCGCGTGGAGATCCGCCCTGTGACCACCGCGGTGATGGCCGCCGCCCAGGCCGCTGCCGCGCGTCGGTTGGCCGCGATCCGCATCGCCGATCCGGACCTCGACCCCGACATGTCGCGCGGCCTGTCCTTCGCGTTCCTGGTCAAGGCGCTGGCCCGGCACGCCGTCACCGCCTGGGACGGCGTCGGCGACGCTGCCGGCCAGAAGCTGCCGCTGTCGCCCGAGGCGGTCGAGCGGCTGATGGACCTCGACGACATCGCCGCCGCCTTCTGGGACCGCGCCACGGCCTCAGTCGCCGCGGTGACAGCCGAGGGAAACGGCTGAGGGCTCGCGCCGCCTGGCACTTCGGCCGCGGGCCCGAGTACTGCCGCGGCTGCGCCGCCCTCGGCCGCGACTGCGCCGACGCCTGCCCCTACGCCTCGCACGCTCCTGCCAGCCTTGAAGGCCATGCCTGCTGGGCCGCCGGCACGGCCTGCGCCGAGGTCACGATGGCCGGCCTGACCCTCGACACCGCCGGCGCGCTGGCTGCGGCGCGCGAACTCGGCGCCACCGGCTGGCTCGCCGCCGAACTGCTGCTCGCGATCCGCATCGGCATGGCCGAGGGCACCGCTGCCCGCCGCGAGGGGGAGACGACCTGATATGGCCGACGCCACCCGCCGCGTCTCGGTCCGCCTCTCGCTGGACGATGCCGCCCGGGTCAAGGCCGGGCTGCGCGAGGTCGGCGAGACCGGCCAGCGCTCCCTCGACCAGATCAAGGGCGGCGCCGAGCGCGCCTCCCGCTCGCTCGACCTGCTCGACGTCGCCACGCGCAGTATCCAGATCGCCGGGGCTGCGGTCGCCGCCCGCGCCCTGGTGCAAGCCGGCGACGCGCTGACGCAGAGCCTCTCCCGCCTGCAGAACGCGACCGGCTCGATCGAGCGCGCGGGCCAGGTCTATGAGGCGCTGTACCGCAATGCGCTGGTCACGGGCGTTGCGGTTTCCGAGAGCGTCGACGCCTTCCAGCGCTTCTCGATCGCCGCGCGCGAGATCGGCGCCACCTCCGACCAGGTGGTCCGCCTGGTCGGCGGCCTGCAGCGCGTCGCCATTGTCTCCGGCGCCTCCACCCAGGAGATCTCCTCGGCCACGCTGCAGCTCGCCCAGGCGCTCGCGTCGGGCGTGCTGCAGGGCGATGAGCTGCGCTCCATCCTCGAGGCGATGCCGTTGCTGGCCGAGGGGCTGGCCAAGGAACTCGGCGTCTCGATCGGCGAGCTGCGCAAGCTCGGCTCCGAGGGCAAGCTCACCGCCGAGCGGGTCTTTCCCGCCCTGCTGCGCGCCACCGAGCGGCTCGGCGCCGAGCTCGATCGCGCCCCGCTCTCCCTCGGCCGCGCCTTCGGGCAGCTGACGGCAGCGACCGAGAACTTCCTCGGCCAGCTCGATCGCGCCATCGGCCTGTCCAACGCGCTGGCCCGCGCGCTGTCAGCCGCCGCCCGCGCCGTGGACGGTGTCCGCCAGGGCGCGGGCCTGCTCAGCGAGGAGGAACGCTTCGCCGGCATGCGCCGCCAGGCCGAGGCGCTGGCGGCCCAGATCGCGCGGCTCGAAAGCCAGCAGGACGGTCGCGCCAGCCTCACCGCCCCGGTCCGCCGCGGCAGCATCCGTCCCGGCCTGGTCGGTGCGGCCGAGCAGCAGGCCGGGGTCGATCGCGCCGCCCGGTTGGAGGAGCTGCGCCGGCAATACACGGAGCTCCAGGCCGAGATCACCCGCGGCGAGCAGGCGGCCGGCGAGCGCCAGCGCAGCGAGCAGGAGAGTGCCGCCACCGCCGCGGCCGAGGCCCGGCGTCGTCGTGCGACGCAGGACGTCCAGGAGCTCACCCGCGACCTCGACGACCGCTTCCGGATCAACCGGGAGTATGAGGAGCGCGTCCGCCGGCTGCGCGAGGCCGAGGCCGCCGGCGGCGTCACCGCCGCCGAGCGCACCCGCCTCGAGACCCTCGCACTTCAGGAGCGTGACGAGGCGCTGCGTCGGCTGGAGCCGCGCGTCGCCGCCGTCCGCCGCGCCAGCAATGAGGGCGCACGGGAGGCCCGCGAGGCCGAGCGCGAACTGAACGGGCTGCTGCGCGAGCGCGAGCGGCTGATCCAGCAGAACGAGACCGCCTATGAGCGCTACCAGCGCCGCCTCGCCAGCCTGTCCAGCCTGGTCGAGCGGGCGGAACGGGCCGGCCGGGCGGTGCCCGATGAGACCATCCAGCGCGAGGCGGTCGCGGCGATGGAGGAGCTGGAACGGGCGGAGGAGAGTGTGCAGCGCGGCGCGGAACGCACCTCCGACGTGGTGCGGGAGCTGGGCCTGACCTTCTCCAGCGCCTTCGAGGACGCGATCGTCAAGGGCGAGAAGTTCTCCTCCGTGCTGGAGGGGTTGCTGCAGGACATCACGCGCATTCTCGCGCGAAAGGTCATCACCGAGCCGCTCGGCGATGCGGTCTCGGCCGGCCTGTCGAGCATGGGCGCCGGTAGCTGGCTCGATTCCATCGGAACAGCGATCGGTGGGCTGTTCCGCGCCGAGGGCGGGCCGGTCGCCGCCGGCCAGCCCTATGTCGTCGGCGAGCGCGGGCCGGAATGGTTCGTGCCGCGCCAGGCCGGCACAGTGCTGCCGAACGGCACCGCGCCGGGCGGCCCGACCATCCACACCAGCATCACCATTGATGCGCGCGGGGCCGATGCCGGCGTCGAGGCGCGGCTGCGGCTGCTCGCCGGCCAGATTGCCCGCCAAGCCTCGGCCATGACCCTGGACGCCATCCGCCGCGGTGGGGCGGCCTACGACACCGTGCGCGGATAGCGGGGAGGGCGAGCCATGACCGAATACGCCTGGCCCGCCGCGCTGCGGCCGTCGCGGCTGAGCTTCTACCTGCAGCACAACACGCTGCGCTTCGTCTCGCCGGTCAGTCGCGCCACCCAGGTGCTGCGCCGCGACGGGGCGCGGTGGATCGCCGAGGCCAGCTTTGATCCCCTCAACCGCATCCAGGCCGGCGTGCTGGAGGGGCTGCTCGCGGCGCTCGCTGGCTCGGCCAACACGGTCCGCATCTGGGACTGGCGGCGCGAGTACCGCACCGGCGATCCCCGCAGCCAGGGCGAGGTGCCCTCGGGGCCCTATTCCTTCTCGGACGCCACCATCTTCACCGATGGGACGGGGATGGTTGTGGGGAGCGGCACGCCGTCGCTGGCGGCCGGCGCGGCGCGCGGCGCTCTCTCCCTGCAAACGCAGGGCTGGTGGCCCAACGCCGTGGCGGTCGGGGCGGGGGACCATATCGGCCTCGCGGGGAGGCTCTACATGGCGACGGAACGTGTCGTGGCCTCCGGTACCGGCACGGCGACCATCCCGATCGCCCCGCCGCTGCGCGCCGCCGCCTCGCTGGCCGAGCCGCTGGTGCTGACCACGCCGACGGTGGCCATGCGCCTCGCCTCCGACGACGAGGGCGCCAACCCCACCCGGCCGGGGCGCTTCACCGCCATCACCATCCGCCTCGAGGAGGTGTTGCCATGACGGAGGGCATCACCGCTACGCCGCGGCTCTCGCCCCAGGCCGTCGCCGCAGCGACCGCGCCGGTCGCCACACCGGTGGTCCTGGTCGAACTCGACTTCGCCTCGGGCCCCATCCGCGCCTGGACCGGGCTCGGCCCGCTGAATTGGGCGGGGACAGTCTACGAGGGCATGGGGACCATCGGTGCGGTCTCCGACATCGAGGAGACCGCCGAGCTCCGCGCGGTGCGCATCACCCTCACGCTGTCGCCGGTGCCGCAGGAGGTGGTGGACATCGCGCTGGCCGAGCAGTCCTTCCGGCTGCGCCCGGCGCGGCTATGGGGCGCGCTGCTCGATGCCGAGGGCGCCTTCGTCGCCGACCCGTTTCCGCTCTGGGCCGGGCTAATGGACACCATGCAGGTGGTGGACGGGGCGGAACCGCGCATCTCACTCACCTGCGAGAGCAGGCTTGTCGACCTCGAGCGCGCCGAGGTGCGCCGCTACACCGATGCCGACCAGCAGGCCGAGTATCCGGGCGATCGCTTCTTCGAGTTCGTCCCCGCCCTGCAGGAGGCGGAGATTCGGCTGCCGGCCAGCTGATGGCCCGATTGCCGGACTGGCCTGCGCGGCTGGCAGCCCTGCTGGCCGCCGTCGAGACGCGCCCCTTCGATGCGCATCGCTGGAACTGCGGGCGGTTCGCTCTGGCCGCAGTGCAGGCCAGCACCGGTCGTCGACCAGGCTGGCGCAGCCTGCCCTCGCTGGAGGCGACGGCCGACAGCGCGGGCTTCCCGCGCATCCCGCCGAATTTCGCGCGGGCGGGGGATGTTGTCCTGGCGGGGGATCCGCCGCGGCTCGGCGTGGTGGTCGACGGCGGCCGTGCCGCCTTCGTCGGGTCCAAGGGCCTGCTCCGTGCCCCGCTCACCACTTGCACCACTGCCTGGAGGATTGGCTGATGCCGGCTGCAGTGCCGCTCATCGCTGTGGCCGCCGCCGGCATCGCCTCCGCCGCCGTCGGTGGCGGCATCATCGGTGCCGTGGTCGGCGCCGGCGCCGCCTTCATCGTCTCCGCCATCGGCCAGTCGGTCTTTCCCCAGAAGCAGAAAAAGCCAGCCAGCCTCAGCCCACAAGCGGCGGCGATCGCCGGCTTCGACGCCGGCCAGCCCGGCGCCGGCCGCACCCAGGCCTTCCGCCAGCCGGTCACCGAGCACCAGTTCGTCCTCGGCCGCTGCAAGGTCTCCGGCCCCATCGTCTTCCTGCATTCGGCGACCGACGATGAGGGCCGCGCGGACGGTTACTTCTACTCGGTCGTCGTGCTGGCCGCGCACCGCGTGCGCGCCATCGGCGAGGTCTTCCTCGGCGACAAGGTCGAGAGCGACGGCTCGCTCGCCGGGCTGGTCCGCATCGACCGCCATCTCGGCGATTCGGACCAGGCAGCCAACGCCAACCTCATCGCCGAGACCGCCGGGCAGTGGACCAGCGAGCATCGCGGCCGTGGCCGCGCCTATGTCGCGGTGCGGCTCAAGCTCACCGCCGAAGCGTTCCCCGCCGGCCCGCCCAACATCGCCGCCATCGTCGAAGGCGCCGACACCATCCTCGACCCACGCACCGGCAGTGTGGGCTGGTCCGACAATCCCGCCCTGCTGCTCGCCTGGTACCTCACCGCGCCCTTCGGCTGGCGCGCCTCCTGGTCCGACATCGACATCCCCGCGTTGATCGCCGCCGCCAACATCTGCGACGAACTGGTCGGCACTCGGGCCGGGGTCTACGAGCGCCGCTACACGGCCAACGGCGTACTGTCCCTCGCCGAGGGCAAGATCGCCATCACCCGCAAGCTCGCCGCCGCCATGGCGGGCGCGCTGGTGGTCTCCGGCGGGCGGTTCTTCATCCATGCCGGCGCGCCGGCGCTGCCCGCCGCGACGCTCACCTCGGACGACCTGCGCGGCGACGTCACCATCCAGGGCGCGCGGCCACGGCGGGATCTCTTCAACGGGGTGCGCGCCGTCTATGTCGAGCCCGCCGCCAACTGGCAGCCGACCGACGCCCCGCCGCTGCTGGCCAGCAACTACGTCGCCCAGGATGGCGGCGAGATGATCTACCGTGACCTCGAGTTCCCACTCACCACCTCGGTCAGCACCGTGCAGCGGCTGATGAAGGTCGAGCTGGAGCGCAACCGCCGCCAGCGCACCGTGGCCTTCCCCGCCAACCTCTCGGCGCTGCGGCTGCGGCCCTGGGAGGCAGCGATGGTGGCGCTCGACCGGCTGACGCCGTTCCCGGCGCGGGTCACCGCCTGGTCACTGGCGGCCGAGGGCGGTGTGGATCTCACCCTGGAGGAGGAGGACGCCGCGGTGTGGGACTGGAACCCGGCGGTCGATGAGCGCGCCACCGGCGCGAACCCCGCCGTGGTGCTGCCGAACCCGGGCGTCATCGCAGCACCCGCCAGCATCGCGGTGGAGACGCCACAGGCGACGGCCTTTGCCGTCCTGGCCGTGTCCTGGGCCGCGGTCGGCTCTTCCCATCTTGCCGGCTACCAGGTCGAGTTCCTGCCGGCCTCGGTGGCGGCCTGGCAGGGCTACGGCGGCTCCTTGGGTGCCACGGCGGCCGCCATCCCCACCGCCGAGCCGACCGGCTTCCGGGTGCGCGCGGTGGCGCGCAGCGGGGCAGTGTCGGGCTGGCGGCAGGCCCTCGTCCCCGCGGCGGTGGCGGCGCCCACGGCCACCGGCATCGTGGGCGGCATCCGTCTCTCGGGTGGGTTCCCGTCCGACGCGGTCCGTCTGCAGGTGTTCGAGGCGAGCACCAACAGCCTGGCCGCCGCCGTGAAGCTCGCGGCCGAACCGACCAGCCTCTTCTGGGACCGCACCGGCCTCACTGCCGGCGACACCCGCTGGTACTGGCTGCGCGCCGTCTCCGCCGAGGGCAACGTCTCGGCCCTGGCCGGGCCGGTCTCTGCCATCGCGCTCTGACCTGGAGCTTCCTCCATGCCCGCCCGCATCGATGACCTGCTGGTGCTCGACACCGCGGTCAGCAAGACCGATCTCGCCAAGTACCTGCGCGACCGCGAGACGGTGCTGCCCGCCGACTTCGGCGGTCTCGGCGATGGCGTCGCCGATGATCGTGCCGCGATCCAGGGCGCCTTCGATCGTGCCGCGGCGGATGGGAAGTTCGCCGTCATCCCGCCCGGCACCTGGAACGTCGCCGCCGGCGTGGTCCTCGGCGGCGGCGCCCGCGGCCTCATCATGCACGGGGTGCTTCGCTACACCGGCACCGCCCCGGCCACCGTCCTGACGCTCGGCGATGGCGGCGCCGTCCGCAACGGCGAGAAGCACTATGCCGGGCTGCAGGTCACCCGGCAGACCCAGTCCGACTGGCTCGACGAGGCCGATATCGGCATCCTGGTGCGCAACATCGACGCCTCCGTGGTCGAGCTGCGCCTGGTCTCGGGCTTCACCATCGGCATGCGGACGCTCGGCGACGGCCGCGGCGTCGAGGACAGTACCTTCCATCTCGGGCGCATCCTCAACAATAGGATCGGCCTCGACATCCGCTGCGCCACCGCGACCGCCTGGAACACCTCCATCCGCTACTATGGCGGCCACTTCGCGATCGCGACCGGGATCAATCCCTCGATCGACCGCTTCGGGATCCGGCTGTCCAAGGCGGACGGGGCCTACTCCAACCACAACCGGCACGTATTCGATGCGCCGAATTTCGAGCTGCGGCAGCTCGATCCCAACGTCGCCATCCCCTTCCTCAACGAGACCAGCGGCTCGGCCATCATCGGCCGGGCGCTGCGCATGGAGGCCTGCTCGCCGATCGTCGCTCGGCACACCGCCGCGGCGCAGGATTGCGAGTACGAGGTCGCCTGGTCCAACACCTACCAGGTCAGCATCGACTACACCGCGACCGCCACCCGCTGCGGCAACACCGTGCTCAACCGCCATCGGGCGCCCGCCTCGCGGCATCTGCGGCTGCTCGGGGCGGTGCCCAATGTCCGGGCCGCGGCCTTCCGCCACAGCGCGACCGAGATCGGCGTCGAGGGGCTGGCGGTGGTCGCCACCTCGACGACCAGCGCCACCACCCTCGCCGGCCTGTCCTTCAACGGGCTGGACGACATCACGCCGACCGCGCGAGGACTGTTGCTCGCCGCGCAGCGGGGGTTGGCCTTCGTGGTGGAGTGCGGGCAGGCGAAGGAGTTCGCGCTGGTCCAGTCCCTCGTCG